GACACAACTGAATCAACATCTGTTGCAAGACATGCAGTTATAAAATTAACAGGAACAATTACAGGTAATCAAATTGTAACTGTTCCTGATTCAATTGAAAAAGTTTATATTGTAGTAAATGGCACAAGCGGCGCACACACTGTTCAATTTAAAACTGCATCAGGCACTGGTATAACTTTTGGTGCATCTGATAAAGGAACTAGATTAGTATTTTCAGATGGAACTAACATAGTAGATGCGGGTGGAAGCGTTGGAGCACATGATCTAAATGGTGAAGTATTAACATTAGATGCTGATGCTGATACAACAATTACAGCAGATACAGATGATCAAATAGATATTGCAATTGCTGGAGCAGACGATTTTAGGTTCACAGCAAATACATTTACTGCTTTGTCAGGAAGTAGTGTGGTCATACCTGATGGTGGTTTAACTTTAGGAAGCACAGCGGTCACTTCAACTGCAGCAGAATTAAATATTTTAGATGGCGTTACTTCAACAGCAGCAGAATTAAATATTTTAGATGGTGTTACTTCAACGGCAGCAGAATTAAATATTTTAGATGGCGTTACTTCAACAGCAGCAGAATTAAATTTATTAGATGGTATTACTGCAGGAACTGTATCTGCATCTTTAGCAGTTATAGTGGATTCAAATAAAGATATATCTGGATTTAGAAATTTAAGTATTACAGGAGATCTTACAGTTGCTGGTGATGATATTACTATGGGCACAAATACTGCAGGTAATTTATTAATTGCAGATGGCACAAATTTTAATTCAATAGCAGTAGGTTCACTATCAGAAATATCTACAGTTGCTAATGATGATGTATTTTTAGCAGTTGATACTTCAGGTGGCGGACTTAAAAAAATTGCAAGATCAACGGTGGTATCAGGACTTGCTACATCTGGTGCCATATCAAATATTGTAGAGGATACATCTCCGCAATTAGGCGGTGATTTAGACACTAACTCTGCAAATATTTTAATTGATGATGCACATTTTATTGCTGATGAAAACGGTAACGAACAAATTATATTTCAAACAACTAGTTCAGCAGTCAATCAGTTTGATGTAACAAATGCTGCAACTGGTAATCCACCACAATTATCAGCAACAGGTGGAGATTCTAATATAGATTTAAATTTATTAGCGAAAGGAACAGGACATGTAACTATTGTTGGTAATTCAAATTCAGGTGCAATACAATTTAATTGTGAATCTAATTCACATGGTCAAATATTAAAAGCTCAACCTCACTCAGCAGGGGTAACAAATGAAATGTTATTACCAGATGGTGCTAACTCAACTTTAGTATCCCTTGTTGCAACACAAACTTTAACAAATAAAACTTTAACTACTCCAAAAATAGCTGAGATAGATTCTTTATCATCAGGTAGCATAACACTTGATGCAGAGGCAGATATTATATTAGATGCAGATGGTGCAGATATAATTTTTAAAGATGCGGGAACATCCATTGCTACTTTTACAAATAGTTCAACTGATTTTATTATTGAATCTGCAACATCAGATAAAGATATAATATTTAAAGTAAATGATGGAGGCTCTTCAACTGAAGTTGCTAGATTTGATGGAGATGTTTCCGCATTACTTATGGCCTCAGGTAAAAAAATTATGTTGGGGGCTGCTGAAGAAACAATTTCAGGAGACGGCACAGATATTACTTTTGAGGTTGGATCAAATGGTGACATAAATATTCCTGCAAATATAGGTTTAACTTTTGGTGATGACGGAGAAAAAATTGAAGGTGATGGCACAGATTTAACTATCACTGGTAATAATATTAATTTAACAGCAACAGCTGACGTAGTCATACCAGCAAACGTTGGTATTACTTTTGGTTCTGGTGAAAAAATTGAAGGTGATAGCACTGACTTAACAATTACTTCTGGAGCTAAAATTAATTTAACAGCTACATCAGATGTACATATTCCAAATAATGTTGGAATAGTTTTTGGCGGTGATTCAGAAAAAATTGAAGGTGATGGCACTGACATGACTATTAGTGCTAATAATTTAACAATCGACGCTGCTGCAGATATTAATTTAGATGCTGATGGTGCTGATGTTAACATTAAAGATGGTGGCACAACAATATTATCATTTACTAACAGTTCTAGTGATGCAGTGATAACCGCAGGTGTACAAGATAAAGATATTATATTTAAAGGTGATGATGGTGGATCAGCAGTTACATCTTTAACTTTAGATATGTCAGCAGGTGGTATAGCTACTTTTAGTGCTGCTGCTAATGTAGCACAACAAGCACTTACTTCATCCTCAAATGCAGTAGCTTGGGATGCAAGTGCTAAACCAAACGCAGTTCATGTTACAACAGAAAATACTACGTTCTCTGCACCAACTAACAATGTTGAAGGTGCATTTATAGCTTTAGAAATTAATTATAATGGTTCACACACTATTGCTTTTAATACTATATTTGAATTTGCTGCATCAACTGCACCCACATTTACTTCAACAGATGGTAAAACAGATATTCTTGTATTTAGATACAATGGTTCTGTATGGCAAGAAGTAGGTAGAACATTAAATTTAAGTGAGAGTTAAGATATGTATGCATTAGTAGAAAACAATAAAATAACAAAAATCATAACAAATCCTAAATCTTTAGTGATTGGTGATGTAAGATATCCAGCTAAAATATTTCAACTTTGGACAAAAGCTGAAAAAGAAGCGGTTGGTATATATGAAGTAGAAACAGATAACACTAATAAAAAAGATGAACAGTGGTATATTAATACTAATATATCATACTCATTTGGTAGTGGTAAAGTTACAGGATCTTATGGCACAGCTACAGCTAAAAAACATGCAGATACTCTATGGACATCTCAAGATAAAACAGATGGTAAAATACCAGAAGGTAAAGACGTAGGTGATGTTGCAGTAGAAGGATTAAAAACAGTATTAATTAGAACTTTAAAAGCACAGGCTGCAGGAGAATTACAAAAAACAGATTGGTATGTGGTAAGAAAGGCAGATGCTGAAACAGCCATACCATCGGCCATAGCGACCCATAGAGCAGCAGTGAGAACTAAATGTGCAGAGATGGAGACAGCTATTACAAATGCTAGTGATACACCAGCTTTAGAGACGTTGTATACTTACACAAAACAAGAGGATGGTTCAGTTACAAGACCATTAGGTGAACTTCCAACATTGGAGATTTAATGATTATTCTTGGAACTAACTCCATAAAAGATACAGGGTATAATGTAGCTAACTCATTAAGATTCGATGATGGCAGTTCAGATTTTTTAAATGCAACAAATTCTACGCCAACAAATAATGATAAATGTACTTTATCTGTTTGGATTAAAAGAAGTGCGTTAGGTGGAACAAAATCAATAATCGGTTTTCATACTGATGATAATAATAGAGGAAATTTAGTATTTGATTCAGATAAACTTGAAGTAAGAATTTTTGATAGTGGAAGTACAACAACTCAATTAACAACAAACCAAGTTTTTAGAGATATATCAGCTTGGTATCACATAGTTTTATCAGTAGACACAACACAATCAACAGCGAGTTCTAGAGTAAGAATATATGTAAATGGTTCAGAAGTTACAGATTTTGGAACCGAAACAAACCCAAGTCAAAATCAAAATTTTGGTCTTAATAATTCTAGTGTAGTTTTAAAAATTGGTCAAAAAGGAGAGAATAATGATTATTTTGATGGCTACATGGCAGAAGTAGTTTTTATAGATGGTCAACAACTTACTCCAACATCATTTGGCGAGTTTGATGAAGATAGTCCTAATATATGGAAGCCGATAGATGTATCAGGTTTAACTTTTGGCACAAATGGATTTTATTTAGATTTTGAAGATAGTTCAGCTTTAGGAAATGATGTATCTGGTAATAACAATGACTTTACAGCAAATAACCTTACAGCAGTAGATCAATCTACTGATACTTGCACAAATAATTTTGCAACAGGAAATCCAATAGCTGCACAAGCTGGTTCTGCACAAAGCGATAGTTTATTAACTTTTAGTGAAGGTAATTTACTTATGGCAGCTAATTCAGAAACAGGAATTGCAAATTTTGGATTAAGTAAAGGAAAATGGTTTTGGGAAGTTAAAGTTATTACAGATCAAGATGGTTTAATTATTGGAGCTTGTAATGAACATTTTAATATAAATGCTGAATTAGGATATAATTCACCAGCGAGTGCATCTGGAGCAAAGGTTTTTGGATATTATGGTGGAAATGGAACTGCTACAGTTACTATTGATGATGGTTCAGGATTTAGCTCGTATGGTTCAGCTATAGCAGTAAACAATATTGTAAGTGTTGCTTTAGATTTAGATAGTGCAGATCAATCGTGTACTTTTTATTTAAATGGATCATCTCAAGGAGCTTTAGATATAACAAATTTAAGTTCTGGAGAAAGTTATTTTCCAGCAGTAGGTAATTGGAGTGTTGGAGATGTATCTACTTCATGGAATTTTGGTTCGCCACAGTATAGCGAAAGCGGTGGTAATTCAGATGGAAATGGTTATGGAAATTTCTCAATGGCAGTACCAAGTGGTTATCATGCAATTAATACAAAAAATTTAGCGGAGTATGGATAATGGCTTATACAACAATTGACGATCCAACAATTTATTTTAATACTGTTCTTTTTTCAGGAAATGAAACTGCAAGGTCTATAACAGGAGTTGGATTTCAACCTGATTGGGTTTGGATTAAAGACAGAAGTCAATCATATAATCATCATTTATTTGACTCTGTACGAGGTGCAACTAAAAGATTAAAATCTGATGTTACTGATGCAGAATCAACAAATGCACAAACACTTACAGCTTTTGGTAGTGATGGATTTTCATTAGGAACTGACAATGCAACAAATGGAAATGGATCAAGTGTAGTTTCATGGAATTGGAAAGCTGGAACATCATTTACCAATGACGCAAGTTCAACAGGAATAGGAAGCATTGATAGTACAGGAAGTGTAAATACTGATGCTGGATTTTCTATTGTGTCTTGGACAGGTACAGGTAGTGCAGGAACTGTGGCACATAATTTGGGAAGTGTTCCTGAATGGTATATAATAAAAAATAGATCAGATGCAAATAATTGGGCAGTATATCACCATAAATCAAATTCAAATCCTGAACAATATGCTTTATATTTAGATAGTACTTCTGCAGCAACAGATGATAGTGGACTAGCAAATGATACTGCACCAACTAGCACAGTTTTTAGTTTAACTAATGGAAACTATGGTAATCAAAGTAGCTATAATTACATAGGATATTTTTTTAGTGAGGTTCAAGGCTACTCAAAATTTGGAAGCTATGTCGGTAACGGGTCAAGTTCAGGGACATATGTTCATTTAGGATTTAAACCTGCATGGGTTCTGATGAAAGCAACAACTGCAGGTGAACATTGGAATTTGCATGATAATAAAAGAGACCCTATAAATGTTTGTGATGCTGCACTTAAACCAAATAATAGTAGTACAGAAGAAGATACTGATAGATTAGATTTTGTGAGTAATGGTTTTAAACACAGATCATCAGGTGGTGGTTACAATAGTTCAAATACTTTTATTTACATGGCTTTCGCAGAATCTCCATTTGTAAATTCTAATGGTGTACCAAATAACGCAAGGTAAAATATTATGTTACAAAAAGTAAAATTTGCACCAGGATTTAATAAACAAGTCACATCAACAGGTGGTGAAAGCCAATGGGTCAATGGTGACAATGTTCGTTTTAGATATGGCACACCTGAAAAAATAGGTGGTTGGTCACAATTAGGATCTGTTCAAATTACAGGTAGAACAACAGCTATTCATCATTTTGTTAATACTTCAGGTATTAAATATGCAGTATTAGGAACAAATAGAATATTATATGCATATTCTGGTGGTATATTTTATGACATACATCCTATTAAAGCTACAACAACTTTAACAAGTGCATTCTCTACAACTAATGGATCAAAGGTTGTAACTTTAACTTTTTCTTCTGCACATAATATTAATAAATTTGATATTATATTATTAGACAACTTTAGTTCTATTACTAACTCTGATTTTGCATCTAGTGATTTTACTGATAAAAAATTTATGGTAACCTCAATACCAACAGATACAACTCTTACAATACAAATGGAGTCTAATGAATCTGGATCAGGTGCAACGACATCAGGTGGTATTAGAGTGCAACATTATTATCCGGTAGGACCTGCAGTTGAGGTTGCTTCTACAGGTTGGGGTCTTGGATCATGGGGCGGGCAACAAACAGGTCAATTTACATCCACGCTATCTTCATCAATAAATACAAGCGTAACATCATTGAGTATGGCAAGCACAACATCCTTTCCATCATCAGGAACTGTTATTATTGGATCAGAATTAATTACTTATACAGGTAATAGTGGAGGCACACTAACTGGGTTAACAAGGGGTGCAAATGGTACAACAGCTGCATCTCATTCATCAGGTGCAACAGTTACTGATGCATCAAACTTTTTTGCATGGAATGCTGCAGCATCAGGAGATATTGTTACAGCACCAGGGCTTTGGTCACTAGATAATTTTGGTAACAAACTTATTGCAACAATAAATGGTGGCGAAAGTTTTGAGTGGGATTCAAATCCTACAGGAGCAAATAACACAAGAGCAACTATTATAACAGGAGCACCAACTGCTTCA